AATAAAATCTAGAGCTTGCGCGAATCATGTTCTCTCAACCTGTTCATAGGATTGTCTAAGGCGATAGATTCTTTCTAACTCATCTTCCACATCAGTCTTTCCAAGGAACTCATATCTTGTACCCGGGAGAACAAATGTTCCAGTGGCTACTGCACCATCTGAATCAGGAATAATAACACGGTAACAATACAGTTGTTCCGCCGCTGTTGGTTTTCCTGATCCGAAATTATTACTTTGAACTAAATTCATGTAGCCCGGGAAAGAATTAGTAGAGTTCGCCGCATATATTTTCAAACAACCATACATAATGAATTGATTGTCTAGGGCGAATTCAGGCATACCGGGATAGTCTTGTTCAACTATGGAATCGCAAAGAACTTGTCCATTAAGAGGGACTGAAGTAATAATGTCATAAACAATAATACTAGCCGCATTATTCCATTGTGCAGGAGATGAACAATCAGCCCTACCAATATTCTGTGTAACTAATTCGTAAGGAAAGAACGTTCTATTCTGTACGAAAAAGGCGGACAAATCAATAGTAGTATCATAAAGCAATGCCGTGCCAACATTAGTGGCAACTGTTTTTTTCTGATACCGATTAGGAATTGTAGTTGTTACAGTACCTCCCGCGATCGTGGCGGTACACTTAGGAAAAACTGTCTCAATACTATTATCTCTCATTTCATCGCCTTCCTAGTAGCAGCATGTGCTTTCTTTGACAAAGCACCAAACTTCATTCTTGGGTGTTTCTTTTTGAGCCGCTTGTATTCGACTCCGTATCTTCTACTGTAAGCACTAACTTTACGAGTCTTTTTCTCTTTAGGAGCCGGCGCAGCCATTCCCCGATCGCTAGTAATGTCCCTAACATCAGTACGACTTGCTGCTCTATATCCGGCGTCATAGCCTCGTTCCCAATCTGAATTCACCAAACCACCTTAATCAGTGTTTGCGGTTGATGTGATTGCTAGTGCCATCCAATCTTGCTTGCTTAGTTTTGCTATTCTTGCACGAATTCTAGCAGTAATAGATAGAGATGTAAGGCTAGCGGCATTGTTGCCCTTTAGAGCACCAACTAGGTACAGAGTATCATTTACAGCCATAAACGCCTCATCCAACTTACCAAAGTTATCAGGATAAAAGTCTGAAGAGTGGCTAGAAATGTTGTTTGTTGGGTCTGCATTCATTGCACCACCAGCGACTAAGTTGTTGTCATCTGCACGAAGTAATAGTGTGCCGGGGTTTTGGTCACTTACTTGTGCAGTGACTGTGTATGGAGTTATTGCTAATTCGTCTAGGTTTCCGTCGTAGTCGCTACCGATCTGGTAGATGAAATCTACAGATTCTATAGCCAATGCTTCGGAACTAGCGATATTGACTAGTCCTCCAATGTCAATCGTTCCTTGAACTTTAGATCCGCTTGCTGAAGAAGCGGCCAAAGTTACTGTTTCGGTTAGGTAAAAACTTGCAGTTTTGCTTGTTGCCATGGTTTACTTTTGTTACTACTAGGACTATAAACTATACCTTTCCCATATCTTGAACATCTACAACGCCGGATGTAGTTGAAATGGGACTCTGTTCCATGAAACTACAACAATCTCGATACTAAATTGGAGATAGTTATATAACTAAACACGGGTTAGGAGTTTTAAGGCGGAGGAAGAAGAATGATCACTGTCGAAAGGGCTAAGCGTAAAATAAACAGAATGAAATTTCGCCAAAAACTTGCTTTAAGGAATTGGTTGAATGATTGGTATGTTCAAGAACAACAGAAATTGGAGGAAGAAGAATGAGAAATGAATTGAGAAGAGAATTATTGACTATGTCAAAAGAAACATTGGTTGAATTTGTGATTGCATTGCAAACACAATTGGAGGAAGAAGAATGATCGCAAAATTTGCAATATGGTTTGTAAAACGATATACGAATGAGTTTTGGAATGCGTATAACGAAGGTTTCCTTGATGGTAGAGAGGATTATGCCTTATGGCTTGACGAAATAGTTCCATTGGAGGAAGAAGAATGAATATGAACAGATTGTTTTCATTTCCTAGACATCTTATTGATGAATTAAACTCTAGAATTCCAAGAGGCCATCGATCGCGGTTTGTTAGCGAAGCATTACAACAAAAATTGTTTCCAGAAGAAGGTAAGTTTCTGATAAATGATGCAAGCGGCAAGCAACTATTAGCAGCCGCTTTGCATAGAGATAACGTTTCAGACTTTCTAAAAAAATGTATTAAACAGGAATTGGGGATTAAAGATGAATGATGGTAGTCAATGGAATAAACATCGTAATTGGAGGATGAAAAGAAACTGTTCTATCTGCGGAAAGCGTAGAAAATCTGCTTGTAATCCTGATCGCGTTTGTGCTACTTGTTGGAGGAAAATAAAATGAAGTGTTATGAATGTGGCGCATTGTGTGTTACTGTGTATTATTGCGGTGGCTTTTATTGGCAACCGGGAGATAAAATCACTGCGGTAGGCAAAGCATGCCCTATACATGAATGTGGCTGGGAATCATACCCTACTAAAGTACCAGAAAAAATAAATTAATTAATAACTTCCTGGGCCTTCAATTATTAATTAGCCATAAACATCGCCGTAGTTAAAGTCTTGAAAAGGCCATTCTGGTGGAGGGCCGACTTCAGGTTCATCAAATCTATTCGGGTATTCTTTTTCTAATTCTCTAGTATCTTTCCTACCCGATTGAGTTGGGCTACTTCTGTATACGCGGTAGGCTCTGCCCCCTACTAATCTTCCATTAACATATACATTAGAAGCAATTTCTTTTTTCAAATCAAAGTTATACAATGATCTTCCATAAGAATAAGGTGAACCCGAAGTGATAGTAGTTACTCGGGGGGCACCTTTTGAAACTGACATCTTAGAACTTGATTTCATAGTTGAGCCTGAATAAAATCTAGAGCTTGCGCGAATCATGTTCTCTCAACCTGTTCATAGGATTGTCTAAGGCGATAGATTCTTTCTAACTCATCTTCCACATCAGTCTTTCCAAGGAACTCATATCTTGTACCCGGGAGAACAAATGTTCCAGT